TGGTATTGCTACCGAACTTGTTAGGATCGATCTTCTTAATATTCTTATCGCTGTAGTGATAGAACAAATAGTTGCCCTTATCATCTTCAGTCATTTGCTTTTGTGTAGTGGCAGGTAATTCTACCTTACCAACTTTTTGTTGGACAGGTGAAGCAACGCCTTTAACGGGAGCAGACTCTGTATCCACAGCCATATCTCCAGTCTCATCTATATCCTCAATAGTTTCGCCTTCTTCTGATTTATCAATTGAGTAGTCAAAAGATTTTCCAGCCTTATTCCATTTTTCAAACGTAGTATTTGCTGCGTCTTCGTAGCTGATTCCTTGGATTGGCTTTGTTACACCAAGCTTCTTGTATAGATTCTTTTCAAAGTACCATAGTATAGCCTGTATATCAGCGATGGTTACATCAACGCCAGCAGATTTTAGCTTCTTCTTGGTGTCAATGAATGCGTCATACATGAATTTCCTGTCATTCCTTCCGAAAGGAAAATCGTTAAGCTCGATGAACAATTTTTTATATAGGGTGTTTGCCTTCTTCTCTGCTACGGTTCCGTTCTTAAATCCTTTATCCTCATAAGAATCATGGTCTCTGGCTATCGCAGAAAGCATCTCGTCTTCACTTGCATTTTCTAGTCCCGCTACTTGACGATAGGCGTCGATACCCAGAGCCTCTCCCTTTTTATTAAATCCTTTAGTTACCTGTGGAATCAATGTTCCTCTGTATCTATTGAAAGTTCTAGACCACCATCTATCAAGGGTAGGGTAGTTTTCCATACCGCTTAGGTTTGCATAGAACATACCTAGCTTAGGACCGAATACTCCGGCAGCTAATGGCACTTCGAATGAAGCGGGCCATGAAGTTTTAAGGTCTTCTATACCATCAAGTCTTCTCTTTTTATTTAGCTCTGCGATCGATGTAACCTCAAGTAATTTCTTTTTTACTTCAGCAACATCGCCGTTGTTTTCGTCAAGTAGTCTTTGTATATTGGCGAAGTTCGTAACATAAGAAGCAGCACGCTGTGACTTAGCAGTCTCTGGCATTTTACCGTTATCTTTATAATACTGGTAAGCCATGCTGGCCTGCTTGAAGTTCTGCATAACCTCTGTTCCATCAGAAGTTATAGCAACAAGCATTGTAAATAAGTCTCTTGCGTTCTGATCATTTGATAGCTCTGGGAATATTTTCGCCATGGCATCAATACCTTTCTGAAATTTTTCTCCATACCATCCCTTGCCACTGTTTTCTCCAAACTCGTTAACGAAGAACTTAACTTCCTCCGCCATCCAAGATGATATTTTCTTAAGAGCTTCTTCTGATCTATCATCTCTTCCTATGATACCATACTTTTCTCTAGTTCTTGTTTCTAATGCTTCTCCGATTTTTCTAGTCGTGTTTCTTCCTTCATTGAGGCCAAACTTATTCATGCTCTCCGTGCCTTTAGCCACAGTAACAGCTTTCTGCTGAGCCCCTGAAGCATCATCACCAATATTGTTTTTAAACTCAGTAACGTTTTCTTTGCCTACTACTTCTGATATATCTGTACCAGTCTTAAGGGCATTAGAAATTTCCTTAGCCTTCTTAATGAAGGTGGCTTTATCTGTGTCGCTAAGTAGCGGATCAAGACCTAAATATTTTGCAATCTCATTTACGAAATCGATTACGGCCTGCTTAAAACCTGTAGGAACAGAATCGAAATCAATAGTACCATCAGCCATCAAAGCAATAGATTCAATCATTGCTTCATCTACCTGTGTTTCTTTTCCTTCGTAGTTATTCTTTGACCAGTTAACTATAGCCTTAGCATTGTTATTAGTTTTCGCCAACTGAGCTAAACCATTAGCCATCTGATCGTATAAAGACCTGTTGGTGTTTCTAATAATATTCATCACAGGGTGGGAAGACTCGTGCCATGCGATGTTCCAATCCTTAGAGTTTTTAATTGCAGCTAAGTTGATAGATACAGTTCCGTCTTCATCTACGAAGACACCTTGAGTAGATTTGTCTTGACCTGACTCGCTTGCAAATGATTCAGCGTTATCGTAGATCTTGAATTTAACTCCCGAGCTGGCAAGTGTCTTAGCAGCTTGGTTTACATCAGCGATAACCTTCTTGTGGATAGGGCTACTAACAGTTACGTTAGGTAGATCTACTGGAGCATCTGCAGTTACTGTGAACTTAGGACTCTTATCAGTATAGTTATCCTCTATATTAGAGAACTCTTCTGGTAATAAACCAATCTTCTGCTCAGCAAAAGGACGCTCTGTTGCGCTCATGTATCCCTCATCACCTTTCTTCTTGATAGATCCATCAGGATTTCTCATTTGCTTACCGAAGTTTACCCATGAGTTTTGGCCACGTGTCTCAGTAGTCATTGCTCTTCTTGCGAGAGGAGTAAACATTCTTGCGTGTACGTCCCATGCATTTTCTTCACCTACGGCGCCAAAAGAGTTACCTCTTTCTGTGTGACCGAAGAAGTCATGAACACCACGGAACACATCGTTAACCAGCAACTTCTTACCGTTAACATCTGTGAATCCGCTATCTCTTAATAATGGGTTATCGTTTCTTTGCTCGTCAGTGATTGGATTTTGACCGAAGTCTTTTTCTGTAGAAAGAACGAATAGATGCTTGTTGTCACGTACATCTTTAATCATCTCCTCAGAGTTTTTATATGGCTCGCCCTGACCTTCATAGATCTCGAACTTAACGCCAGCTTTAGTGATGGCGTCAAATTGATCTTTTGTTTCTTGGGCCATAGCCTCGTAAGCAGCTTTTACTTGTGGATCGTTAGGATTATTCTCCATAGCGTCATAAGCATCTGCTATTGATTTAGATTTATTTTCATCAATCTTAGTGATAGGCGCTCCTTCTGGAACATCGATACCCTTAGCTTGCTTATATTCTGTGGCAATAACCTTAGTCTCAGGATTAGGTTCGTTAAACAATCTCTTGCCAGCCTTAACTGTAACCTCTGGTAATTCAACAGTCTCGGTATAAATACCGGGAGCTACAGCTTGGTTATAGCTCTGTACGTCTTCGGTTGTTGGGACTTCTTCGGTTTGGGTGGTGACGGTTTGTTTTTCTTCTGTATTCCGTACTGTCCCTTCTTGGGTTTGTTTGGTTTGTCCATTTTCTTTTTCTTTTATTTGTTCTTTAGTTAGCGGGGTATAGACCTCTATGGTTTGTCCATTACTATTTACTTGGGTTTTAGTTGTAAGTGATGGTTCCCCTCTTAGAACAGCTTTCATTGCTGTTTCTGTGTCATTTAACTTTTCCTTTAAAACAGATTTTTCTACTTCATCTTGGGCTGAATTAATCCTCTCTCTTAGGAATTGTGCTTGGTTTGCTAATGATGAATATTCTAATCCATTTTCTTTGTTTGATTCTGCTAACTCTATTTGAGCCGCCATGTCATCAAATTGTTGCTTATCTATTATACCATTCTGATAAAGGCTTGATATGGCTACTTTGGCTTGGGTTGTTCCTCCATTCGCTACTAGATTTGGTATGTATGCTAGTGGGGCTTCTGGTTTGTAGGCGGGGATTCTTGGTTTTGTATCTGATTGAATCGCCCCAACCCCACCTATAACCGCAACAAGGGGTAAGTTAACAAATGTTTCTGTGAACGATTCGGGTGTTGCAAATTGTAATAGGTTTTTAGCCTCTCCTGTTTTTTCAATAGACTCCTGTGCTAAATTCTGTCCGTATTCTTGTATTGTCTCCTCCGCAAGTTCAGTAGTTGCTCCTACTAATATTCTAGTGGGGGTGTTTTTTATCTTAGCAAATCCCTTAACAAATGGTAATGCTCCTACTGCGTAGGTTGGCATAAAGGCCATCTGAGAGGCAAAGGTTTCTTCTGCTGCGTTTTTGGCTTGCTCGGTTGAACCAGTCCTTGCCATAGTCTCCATGTAAGACCTGCTTGTTTGGTCAACACTGTCTGCCATAAATGCAGCCATTCCTGTTGTGAACGTCCTTACGGTTAGGTTTGCGTTTCTTGTTGCTGCTCCCACACCTATTGATGCAAGTATAGTTGGAAGCATTGTTCCTGTTAATTGCCCCCCACTTTCAACAACGTTATCAATAGTCATATCTCTAAATGACTTCATTGGGGATACATCAACACCGAAGTAGCTTTCCATTTTCTCCCCTAGTTCTGGGGATGCTCCTACTGCCGCTGACCAAGATTTTAATGTTCCTCCAAGAGATGATAGTGTAGAAGTTACAAATCTTTGTGTATATGGGTCTAGTACACCTACTCCAACTTTTCCCTTTTGAACTACATCTATCGCTTTGTTAGCCTCTGAATATATTTCATTTGCTGATTGGGAGTAAATGTTTTTGAGGTCGTTTAATATTTTGGGGTCTGTGTTGTATGAAAACTTATCTTGAACCTCTTTGAATTTCTTGTCAACTTCAGCGGCTAACCTCCTTTGTTGATTTTGAAACTCTTGGTTGTATTTCATGTTAACCTGATTGTTGATTTCCAACAACTCTGCTGTGGCTTTCTCTGTTTTTGACTTTAAAGTTTGATAGGCGAAATCCGCTTCCTTAGAATACTTTTCGTAATTACTTGGGTCATTTGCTGCTAAGGATTGCAACTCATCAATCTTAGCTTTATACTCTTGGTCGAATTGACCTAGTTGGGTTTCAACGGGAGTGGCTAATTGTCTGTACTCTTTAGTTGCTTGCTCTTTAAATACTAATTCTAGTGCGTTCCTCTTTGCTTCAAACTCTTTTGTTATGGGGGCTATTTTCTCTCCTATCTTTCCTTCGTAGTCTCCTTGTATAAATTCTTGTGGGGTTTTTCCGTATTTTTCTTTGAATTTGTTTTCTGCCCTAGCGTCAAGTTCTTCTTGTGGAACCTTAATACTAAAATCCACCGCCCCCTTAACTTCATCTATATACTTCTCCCTTAGCGCGTTATCTATTCTTTCGTTACCTGAGAATACTAACTTACTAGCGTCTTGTCTTATTTTAACTATGTCTGGTACTTTTATGTCGTAGATGTTTGTTGTAACATAGTTGTTAAACTTCCCTGATTTTACTCCCTCCTCTACTAACGGTGTTACTATTTCGCCAACAGATTGTTGCTGTTTCTCTATTAAAGCGTTTCTTTTTGCAATTAGATTTTGCCTTTCTCCTGCTGGAATTTGTGGGGCTGTCATCCTTTCTCCAAACCCTCCCGATTGACCTAACTTAACAGCGTCTACCGCCTCTATTCTTCTATTGATATTGCCTATCTCATTTTCTAATTCGGCATACCTATAAATAGGATTCTTTTCTGTGATTTTATTATCATCAACGGGGGGTGGATTTATGTCAGTTGGTTTTACGCCTTCTTTTGCTTTGGGGGAAATAAATGGTATAGCGTTATCGCCATACGACCCCGATTGCTCTGACTCCGTTTTCGATGATGGAGTAGGTTGCTCTGATTTTGTCCCAGAATCGAAAGCCAGCTTTAGCAGACACCTCCTGAGTCTGCTTCATTGGCTTGTTTGCGAAATCCTCCTTGAATTTTTTGGCATAAAGTTGTATGTCCTCTTTTGATAAACCATTGTCTATCATCTTTTGGATGTTGGACTCTAATTGCTTCTTTCTTTCGGGGGTATATATTGGTTCTTCTGGCATGATTACTGTTTGAAAATTACATTCCCATCTTCGTCTATTTCAAAGGCTTTGTTGTCTTCTTGCGGGGTTTCTTGTTGTTGTGAGTTTGATTCTCTTATGTTTACTCCTAGCCTAGCTTGAAGTGTTTCAAACTCAGCGGGGGTTATTTTAACAACAACCTTTCTTAGTTTTGTGTTTGCTGAAGTGGTGCTGTACTTTTCTAACGTAACGGTCTTCGCATTTGTACTCGGTGTATCTCCGCCTTCTGTTTCATAACCCGAACTTGTGTTTGATACGGTGGTTGGTATAGATAGGACAGCAAATCCGTAGTTTTTGTCGTTTGCCATAACCACATAACTTGGGTATGCTAACTGTCCTCCGAAATCTATCGGTTGGGCTTTTTCCCCTTTGCCGATGCTATAAAACTTAGAGTTATCTCTTGTCAAGCCAAACTCTTTTCCTATCGAATTGATTTCCTTTTTTAATGTTTCATCATTACCAACCGCCTGTTTTGCGGTGGTTGCGTCATACGGGCTTTCTGTTACTGTGTAAACCTTATCTTTTCTGTCCTTTGCCGCGTCAATTGCAATTTTATTTTCAACTAGTTTCGCCTCACCTTTTATAGCTGGCATCTCGTCAATGGCCCTTTGGGTAGACCACTCATCTAAAGTCATGTTCCCCGTTTTGCCTATCTTTCTCAGCTTGGCATACTGTTGTGTTAGGACAGCTTGATTATTATATTTATAGTCGTTTATAAATGCGGGCTGCTTTTCTATTGGTATTGACGTTGTTGTAAAACTTTTTATAAATCCCTCTGTGTCTGATGGCTCTGTATTTATATCCTGCTTACCGTGTTGAGATAGAAAATTAGTCTTAAATTTTTCATTTCCCTCTAAATCGTATTCTAAGTCCTTATGCTTTTTATCAAAGTTCTCATAGAAGTCTATTGACGCAACCTCAAAATTATCCTTTCCGTTTGGGTCGTACCCTTTCTTCCAAGGTGACATCATACTTGACATTACCTCCTCTGTTGCGTCATAAGAACCTAATTCATCGAATTTATAAACGGTTCCATCTTCCGCTATTGCTTTTATTCTAGCTTGGGCTTGTTCTTCCATGCTCTTACCCTTCCCCGCTAGTTTACCTAATTCCATTCTAAACTCAGGGTTTGTTGCGGGGTCGTATCCGAACTTGCCTTCCCCAGCTGCCTTTAAGAAATTATCTATATCGTAATTTAATTCCTCTTGGAATTGTTTTGGTAATCCAGCCGCAGCTAATTTACCCAACTCATCTAATACCTGTATCTTTTCTTTTCGCTTATTCTCAGCGTCTTGCCAAGCCATCGCTTTTTGTTGACGAAGATTGGCATTGGCTTCGCTCAAGTCAACCGTTAACGGTTGTGCTTGATACCTTGTGTTTAGTATGGTATTTACTGCTTGATTAGCCATTTATTTTTCTGTTTGTTCTTCTGTGAAGCCACTAGGGGACTGTGGCATACCCATAAAACCTGTGGCCAATGCCATTGTATTACCAAAAGCGTTAGCCCCCGTTTGTAGCCCCGCGTTTATCAAACCCATTCCCTCTTGTCTGTTGCTTCTAGCTAAGGCTAAGTTCATGTTGCCAACATTCATTTTCTCTTGGTAGGCCATATTTCCTCTGTTGGATATCTCACCTAAAAGTTGTTGTTGGTTTTGGTATTTATACTGAGCGTCTGTATTTGCTATCTGTTTGTAGGTATCGGCTAATGATGTTGTGGCGTTTCCTATTCCCATAAGCCCCGCCCTTCTATCGTCTCGCACTTGCGCCCCGTACCCCGCTGCTCTATCAGCGTTCATTTCAGCGTATCTTTTTTGTTCTTCGGGCATACCCATTGTTGCTCTCTTTTGGAGTTCATCAAAGTATGCTTGGTTGTAGTTGGCGTAGTGGGTGGATTTCAATTCATCCATAGCGGCTGCGGAATCCTTCTTTCCCTTATGCGCTTTGTATGCACCTATTCCTAGTTGCGTGGCTCCTACGCCAGCCATGCCAGCTAAACCTATTGAACCCGCCACCGCTGCTCCTATTAAGATTGGCATAAGTAATTTTTTATTTTTCTGTAAACTTTTTCGGGGGTTTTGAACTCACTTAAATCTATTTCAATGTGTCCTAACCTTTCCTTTAACTCTTCTATCAATTTTATGTTAGCCTCGTAAACTATTTCAGGTGTTGCGGGGTCTTTCATTGCTTTGTGAATCGGCCTGTAACTTTCTAAGCACTCATCTTTATCTCTTGTGCAAACTATTAGTTTATCTATCAATTCGGGGTCTGTAAGGTTAAGAGAATATGGAAATAGCTTTACTACCATCCCTTTATACTCACTTGTCTTTACCCCGTGATGTACTTCATCTAATAATTCGTAGAATCCCTTTGGGTTACTCTCCTTGATTGGTTCGTGTTCGGGTAAGAATTTTGGGGCGGGGGTTTTGTATCCCATATTCAAAAGGGTTTTAACCATGTTGGATGTTCCCGTTCTTGCCATACCAGTTACTACAATCATTCTAGCAAAGGTATCTATGGATATTGGGAATAATTTGTAAAATCAACATTGGCTAAAAATGCATTGAAACGCACTTTAGCCGCGTGTTGATTTCGTACAAAGATAGTAAAATTTCTTTACTGATTGTAATTTGACGGAATAAAATCAAATGCCGCTTCAAGAATCTTGTAAATCTTAGTAACCCCCGCTGCAATTTTAATTCTCGTCTTTATCCAATATCCCCTTACTTTGTCTCCTTCAATATAAGAAGAATAAGATGTTCCTGAGCCTGTTCTTAGTACGGGGGCGTAGATTTGACCCTCCTTGAAAACAAAACTCTGTGTGGTTGAGTATTGCTCGTTGCTTGTGGTTATACCACCGCCTACGGCTTCTACCGCTCGCGTTGTATCTTCTGACGCAATAGGTACAGATATGTTAGCCTCATCCCCTGAAGTAAAATTTCCTTTTAGTGATATTCCTTTCCATACTTTAGTTCCGTCTGCTGCGGGGTTTGAAACTATATCTATGTAGCTTGGGTAGTCTGTTCCATAGTAGCTTGCGGGGTTTGCGTAATCGTTGTGTATGTACAATTTTCCCGCCCTAAAAGAAACTAAATCTATTCCCGCAGGAGAAAGGTTCTCAGCGGGGTAACTCATAAAGCTACTCCACGCACCTTGTCGGTTTATATCCACAGACAACCTCTCGTTAAAAACTAAGGTTCTAGTGTTTAGTGGGTAAATCCTAAAATACCACGCTGACTCTATGCCCCCACCTAGCACTGCTGCTTGCGCCCTATCGGCTAATGCAATGGATAGCGTTATGCTGCTTCCGCTTACAGTTGTTACCGCTGCTGTTGATTCCTTTTGTGAATAGTATGTTGCCCCTCTATTACAAGCTGCTAGGGTTATTGGTACTGTTCCTCCTTCAAAGAAATCATATCCGCTTGCTGTTAGGTTTAGCGTTGCCCCGCTTGCTGTAACGGTAAACTCTTCTGTTGTGGGTTCAAAAGTTGCTGGCCATTTTAATACTAAAATATAGTCATCGAATCGCTTGTCGTAAGCCCCAAAAATATAACTCTCATTTTCTGACTGCTGCATCTCTCTGAAGACTTGTTTGATGTACTTGTTCATCTTCTTATCTGAGATGACTGTAACACCGTCTTGAGATAGTCTACATACTTGTCCTTGGTCTATGTCTACGAAGTATTTTCTGCTTCCATTAGCCGCAAAGGATTCAGGGTTTGTGGATATTCCGTGTCTTCCTTGGTAGTAGATAATGTCGGATAGTGGGGTGTTACCCTCTATGACAATATTGCCCTCTCCTACTTTGGCTACTACTCTATCTGTTTCTGCCCAACCTACTGCGTTCTCGTGGAGTACTATGATTCTGTTTCCTTCTGTATGGAGTTTTTGTATTGATCTTAATGCGGGGTTTGCGTCCTTAAAGTCTATGTCATAGAACGTACCCAATCCATTATAACCTTGTGCCGCTAAGAATGGTTTAGAATATCTTATTGTTGTGGGGCGTTGAACTTCCCCTAAAAATCCCGAGTAATCTTCAGCGTTACTTGTTGACCTTATTAGTGCGTTTGGCCTTCCCGCCCCCCACGCTTTAGATGGTGTCTTGTCATAGTAACTTTCGTCTTCTACAAAGAACTGATATGATCTGGAACTGGCCGCTACTAATGCACCAGTGCCTCCTGACGCTACAACAGCATAGGTTCTTGGTTTTAGGTAAGAGTCCCCGTTGGTCAAATTTATAATAGCGGATTGTGCGCTAGTTTGGTTTTGGAAGTTTCCGTTATGGAAATATCTTGTTACCCCTCCCACGTCAGCTGATGCCACGTCCCCCGCGTACATTTCATAATAAAAGTCTCTGCCTCTATCTTTTGTTGGTCGGTATATCTCTAGCACCAATCCCGCAATATCCCCATTAGTTGCCCCCGCTGTATTTGCTGATGCAAATAGAACGGTGGATGACGCGGAGTTTACATATTCATTTGGTAGGTCATTTACCCTTAGTATCAGACAGTTTAATTGTGTGTTGTAGTCAAGAATTTCGGCATCAAAAGATGATGTATAATAATCGCTTACGTTTGCCGAACCTGATGCTGTTACAGGTGTTATATTGTAGCAAGCCCTAACCCTATCCCCTTTTACAAATTCATAGTTGACATCCGTTCTTGTTAGAGAGTTGTATGAAAATGGGGAGCCTTGTAGAGATGTAACGGGGATATAAAGTAACTCTTGCCCACCTAATGATGTGGCAGATGTTACCATGCCGTAGTTCAAATCATCAAAACTCGTCTTAATATATCCTCGGTAAAAATATTTACCCTGCAACATATTTAGGATTGTGGCGTAGCCAGATGGGTCGGTTGTTGTGGCGTACCTAAGTAAGTTCGCCAACTCCACAGCCTTTGTGGTTACAAAAGTTTTGTAGTAATCAAGCCCATTTGAAAGTGTCTTTACGATGTAAAACTTTTCTGCCCATTCTGGGGCATCATGGTTAAATTGTATTTGGGCGTACCTAGCCCCTATTGCGCTTAAAACGTTACCCGCTACTCCAGATGCTGTTATTGCACTATAAACTGTATCTCTCCACCAAGGGCTTGTGACTTCTAAGTTTGGGTGTCTTATAGCCGTGCTTAACCTTCCGTATTTATCCGCATAGGCTATTGCAAACTTTTGAGATGTTCCTCTTTTAAATGTTTGTATTGCGGTTTTTACTTGTGCAACTTGTGATGTTGGAACATTCTGAATAAATACGTTGTATGTAAATCCGTTTGATGTAAACCCTGATAGGGGTATAATCTTTAGATAAGAACTTCCTCCCGATGCTACATTTGTCGCTGTTAGTAATTGATAGGGGGATGTACCCGCAAAGGCATCTGATGTTATGTACTTTGAGTTGTTTATGCCCGCTACAAATTGGTCTACTAAAGCAGATGAATTTGTGCTTGACGCGCTATACGTTAAAATCTTTAGGAAGTTTAATTGGGCGGGGATATTTATACCGTTTCCTACGGACGCGGCTATTTTTACACCTACGTTAATAGTGTAGTCTGCGCCTACTTGCACACTAGCAGGAAACTTAAATCCTACTCCTGATGCGTTTTTTATTACGGGGTCGAAAAAAGTCTCTGCCGTGACTGTTGTGAACACAGAACTATTGAAAGTTTGAGCCGTCAATGGGGATAATGTTATATACGGGTTTGACCTTTCGTAGAACTCAGCTGTTGGTGGGTTCTTGTTTATTCCGTAAACCCCGTCTAGTGAATACTCCTTTCCCTCTGAAAAATTTCCGTATATAAGTCTGTTTCCTGATGTAACGCCCTGCGCTTGTGCTTTGTCTGGAACCCAAGAGAAAAGTTGATTCACTTCGGATTGGTCTAGCGGCATCAACGTGTTTGAATTATCAAACTGACTTTTTATCTTTGCTGATGTGTCGTAGTACCTATTTGTTACGTCATTAGTTTTTATTGTGTCGAATAAATACCAATCGTCAGGACTTTTATCGCTTAGAACTCTCCTTACCGATATCTTTATTTGTTTGTAGTGGTTTGTGTCGGGGGCTTCTAAAAATAAGGTTAGTGAGTTTGCCTCGTTATCATTCTTGTATTCGCTCTTAGTTAATATTGAATCTGCTAAGTACTTTGGGTTTTGTAATGGGGTTATAGGACTCCAAGATGATTCCCGCCCATCGTTACAAACATACTTATACTTAACTTGCCACAAACTTCCCTTTAGGTAGTTATACCCATTTCCATTTGTTCCGTACTCCATATCGGGATAGGCAAGCGGGGGTTTTACTATATTAGTTACTTGCCACTCCGCTGAAATATAATCCACATTTGAAACTGTCTGTACGGTGTAAACGTATCCCGATGGGCATATCTCCCAATCTTCACTAGGTAGTCCTGATGATGTGCTTGCTGTGGGGTCGTTAGTTGTGTCGGCTGTGCAACGGTAGTAGAAATCTACGTCTACACTTCCTCCTGCTGAATTTGTGTAAACAATACCCCGCTTATAAACTTGGTCTGCCGCTGCTGAAGTTGCTGAAAGGTCGTCCCAATCTCCAATGTATTTTCTGTATGTGTATTCTCCGTTAGCTGAATTAGTGTCGAAGGTTCTAACCCCCGCTTCGATATTAATGTTCTTAGGCTCTCCATTATCATCCGTCATTAGAAGATAGGAGTTTGCGTCTCCCTCTACTACGTTGATTCCAGTTATTAAATAATTGGGGTCTAGGTCTAGTATGTTGTTGTAGTCTCTTAGAACCGTCTGTACTACTTGTGCTTTGTAGTTGTAACAAAGAATTAGGTTTAACCCTCCCGTGTTATATACAACGTAAATTATTCTGTCGCGGGGTTCGTCATCGTAAACTCCAATAACTTTATTTCCCCCACTAGGAAGGGTCACACTCACTAGGGTATTCCCCTCTGCGTTTGTTATTGTTCCAACTGAACCCTTTTCGGAATTTCCATTTCGGATATTTAAAGCATAGCGGTATTGGTTTGGCTCGATGCGTGTTTCGTCATCGTCCATATTCATCCCCCCATCGAATAGCCTTTTTTCTACCATACTAGAATTTTGCGGAACCGTTAAAAGTCTTCCTTGATGCGTTTATAATGCTGCCTATTGATTCGCTTGCGAACCTTATTCTAGCGTGTCTTTTTTTATTAACGTACTGTTGGAAGGCGTAGTTTTTTTCGTTTGGCGATACCGACTTCTTAAACCTGATTAGAGAATAAGCTAACCAAGCTAGTATCGGTTCAATTAAGAATGGGTGTACTATGTATTGTCCATCTACTTTTTGGGGGTCGCCTAGATATTCTAAAACGACTTGACCTGATATGTTGGATGAAAATTCTGCTACGCCCCGCGCCCAATCCATTCTGTAACTAAATACACTACCCCCCACATTTCCATACTGCCTTCCTATAACTTCCCCGTTTCTAAAAGAGCCGCTTAGGTCTGCTATGTTGCTTGATATGGGAACTGTTTGGTCTAGTCCGCTAAGGTTGTCCGTATCGGTAGCGCAACTATATACACCGTCTGTTCCTACAATTAAAGTATTATCTGAGTATATCTCTATAAATCTTCCGTCACTCCCCGCAAAACCTATCCTAATAGGTCTAATGAGGTCTTGTGGTAGTGTGGCACGTCCTCCATCTTCTACTTCTAATATGGATACCATAGGTACTGCTGAAACGTCTGTGTTCATTTCCTTTAGTCCTCTTGCTGCCATTTGTAAATAGCGGGGGTAGTCGTGGAAAGATTCTTTACCTTCCCCTATCATGTACTCCCTTACTATCTCATCTAATGTTATTGTGTTCATTATTTAAGGATTTCTGGGGTTTGGATTTGCGGGGCGAGTAACTGAAGTGCCATTTGAATTACCTCGTACTCACAGTCAGGTGGTATCGGCATAGGATCGTCAGGATTCAATGTTGTGCTGTCGGGAATTAATCTCATAAACACTTTGAAGTCTTCGTCTACATCAACCCCTTGAATATAGATTCTGTCTCTTTCGGGTGTGTACCCTAATTGTGTCTCTAATCCAAACGCATCAAGCCCCCTGTAAAGTGCGTTGAAGTTTGTGGCTAGTGGGATTATTGGGGTATAAATGTCAGTAGCCGCTGCAACATAGTAAATGCCCATGTTGTTGTGTAGGCTTTCCAATGTTCTTATGGGTAGGGTTGCAAACCACTTTCCTTTCGTTGTGTCTTTCTCCACCCCCACTGTGTACTCGAATAAACATCCATAGGGTACTGTGTATTCCCCCATTGATATGTTTCTCCATATAAGGTCGCGGATATACTTATTAGAGGCTTGTGCGCCTTTCAGCATTGCCTCTTGAATAGTTATCTTACCGCCCTGTACCCTCTGTGCATAGGACTTTACAATATCTTCCCCTAACCTATATATGGTTGCTGCCATTAGTTTTTCTGTTCAGTTATAGCCCCTTGATAGAGGTCTGCGTCTTTTATCTCGATACCAAAGTATCTGCAAATCTTAAAAACAAGTGTTGGGAAGAAAGCATCTGACAAAGTTAAGTCTGTGCTATCCCCTGCTGTTACACCTGAGTTTGGGTTTGTTGTTGTTCCTGATGTTGCTGCAAATACGGGTGTGCTTCCTGATAGGGTGTAATTCCACCAAGGCATCAACGGTACTTTTACATAGGTCAATACTATTTGGTTTAGGGTCGCGGGGGCTACTTCAAAAGACGTACCAACGCCCCTCATTATCGGAAAGGTTGTTGTCGGTATGTTTATCTCACTTGCCAACCTTTCTGCCCACTCATTCTCTTCCACTAAATTTAAAACAACACTTCGTCCTTTGCCTTTGTATACAGAGTACCCCATAGATGCTCTGTATCTGAAGTAGTCAGATGGTTGCGTGGCGAAACCGCTTGCCACTGCTATTTGTGTGGTTTTTATTACGTCAGATAGTTCGTCAATATCTAGTAAAGCCCCACTTAATTTACCATCTACCGTTTCGTTTATGGCATCTATCTGAGCGAACTCCGCATACTTGTTGAACTCAGCGGGGGATATATACCCACCAAGTTGGTTCTTGTTTGCTATTTGACTTACCGCTGAATATACTTTGTCTATCAACATAAATTATGGTCTGAATTGAGAGTAGAATAGTATTACTTTTGCAGCCCCGTCTGACCATGATGTAACGTCTGATGATGTTCCTATGTAAACCCCATCCTCTAAATCAACTAAATTACTAAGTTGACTTATCCCTATCTGTTGTGTTTGATTCGCTGAGATAGCTGAAGATATAGTCACTGTTCCAATTATAGATGTACTGTTATATGCAGATGTGTTGTTACCATAAATATTCAATGTTAAATCTGCTACGGGGGCTGATGGTGGAGTTGTTACTTGTACTATTCCACCGTATAAGTATGTAACGTAAGTGCTTACACTTGCTATGGCCGATGCTGCTAACGAGTTTAAATTACCCATTGCAGATAACGTTACGTTTACCTTTGATGTGTTTTGTTGCAACGTATTCACAGCGGTACTGTTGTCTATGATGGAGTTGAAGTCAAAAGCCCTGCTTATGTTGACCTCAATTTTGCCGTTGGTGGAATCTACCACCGAAACAACTCCAATATATTGGTATATTAGTACTCCCGATGGAACCGTTGTAGTTAATGCCCCCGCTGTATCTAAAAATAACTTGTCCCCAACAGTAAAGCTAGAAGTATCCCCTGTCCATGTTCCACTCACAACACACCTTCCTGATGCCGCGCTTGCAATATCAGCTGATATTAATCCAACAGCTTGTGCTGATGCTGAAGATGCGGGGCTTGCTAGGCTTACTTCAGGTAGTCCTGTTGTAGTGTCATAACCCGAAATGTAAACTACTTTTCCTTTTGAAATGGTTGAACCCGTATCGTTGTAGACTTGTAAATAAAGCCCCCAATTCTCTAAACCAACTGTTCCTGTGGTGTCGTCATAGGTAGCTGTAATTCCGTAGTCTACTCCGTTCTCAAACATTGTTCCTACTATGTCTTGAACTTCCTCTGTGTTAGTGGAGTTTCCTATTCCGTATATTTTAGTGGGGGCGGTAGATGACGCATCTACACAATCTGTACACCCCGTACATTGAGTTGCCTTCTCTATTTGAGCGTAGATATCGTCTAGTGCTGCTGTCTTATTACAACTAATGGCCTCTCTGTATTGCATGGCCAAAGAACAAGCGTAAGTGTAGTCGCTTAGTAAACTTGGGTAGTTTGCGCGACCCCCGCTTGCGGCTGCTTTTACTTTCTTCCTTAGCCCGTCTATACAACAATAAAGTGTACATAGCGCGTTGTCCGCTTCAATTATTTCTGATTCGTAACCTACACCAGTCTCTTGGTAAGTGAATGAAGAATATAATGAAGATGTGGGGGTTACTGTATATGTAAGGTCGTAGTCTAATGTTACTTGGTTTGCACCCGTCCATACATTACTTGTGGTGATGCTAACCGATGTCGCCGATGCTGCTGCACTGGCCGTTAATGCTGTTTGGTTGCTACCCGTTGGGTAGGTCAGTGTTAGTGTTCTGCTAACCGATGTCGCTGACGCATCTGCTATGGAATACGATGTATTGTCGGTTGTGGTTAATTCGGGGGTGTATGTATCGGGGGTGATAGAAATTGATGGTTCAATGTGGCTTACTAAAAACTGAGTTGTTAGTGCTGCGCTTGTTCCTACGCTTGCCACAAATTTGAAGTAGTAAACCCCCTGTGGGATATTACCATCATCATCTAGTGTAATTGATGGGGTAATGCTTGCCGCCCCGCTAATTATATCACTAGAAGAACCACTAAGGTTGTTATATACATCTGAACCGTCAAGTTGTATTTGTAACTTTCCAGTGTCTCCTGACCCCGCTGTAACTACAAATGTATTTGTGGTTGTGGTTCTCTTAAATTTAACCGATATTGCCATTGCTGAATGTTTTGTATCAGCAAAGGTATCTTATGGTTTGGGGGTGTTTTTGTAAAAACTAAATCAACAATATTTTAATTTTTCCCCTCCCTCCAATATTCAGGATAGTAAAATGGTGGGTTAAGCCCCTCGTTTTCGTAAGTCCTCTCTTCAATTAATTCTTTTAGCCACAGTTGTTCTGAATTTTTATTTTCCCGTAAAAAGGTTTTATACCAAACTGTAAGTTCACTATTAGGTGGGAAGTTGATTTTATCCTTGTGGACTTCCTCTAACATTTTTTTATAGTCGACAACCCTTTCTTCTGAGTTTTTTATCAGTGTTTTTAATTCCAAAATTTCGTTTATTTTAAACAAAGATAGCAAAAAATCAACAAAACCTAAAGTGCATTGAAACGACACTTTAGCTAGTTGTTGTGCTTAATGTAAAAAGACTCCGTAATAAACTTTAAACTAAATATTAAACATGGAATACATTTTCGCAGAATACATAATAAAAGAAGGCTACGACACAGTCTTTGATAAACTCCCCTTGTTGATTTCGTCTAATGCTCATCTTTACACAAGAGGCGGATTTAACGTTGAAATTTTTGAAAATGAATCTATACTATTACTTAGGACTGACAATGAGGACGTTTATAAAATACTAAAAGATAATTACGGATTTAAAAAATGTAACCCTAAAGACACCTCTGGCTTTGTAAGAAAGTATGGAGGTCGTCACGAAGACTTTCAGAATTAAAGAGTTCTGGATTTACTACTCCTTGTCGTTTAATCATTGACAGGTGTATAAGAGCTTCATCTACCTTATTTATTTCTCTACCTAAATGACTTTCAATTTCTTCTCTATTGGTTACTTCAAATTTCATTACATAATTCAACCAATGTTTACCTTGACTATTGGTTAATTGAAACAAGAAGAAAAATAAAAACACTAAGCACAACAAGGGCTATAAAACATTACTACGTTTAAACTAACCAATGAAATAACCGCTCAATATTCTAACCTTTCTTCCTATGATGTTACTGCTAAAAAGCCGTAACGTTTCATAGCCAAGTCCGTTGATTTACTACAAAGATAGTAAAATTACGCCCAATCCCAAAAATATTTATGCTGAATTTTATTTGGGAACCTTGAAGAGTATAGTTTAATCCCCAATTCTAATCTTACATCCCTCTGACTCGGCCAAATTTTAATTACGTTTCCGTTGGCGTCCATTTGCTTTATTGGAATTTTTTGAGCTTCTGCTTGTTTAGCTTTAGCTTCTTCTGTGGGCTTATAGTTTTTATTCCTCTCGCTTGCTTGTCTTTTGTATTCTTCTGATCTCTTTTTACCTGTCATCCCGCGTGGTGGAATATTTATGGCTATTTTGTCAACCTTAAAGTATCTCCAATAAAACCCCGCCCCAACTCTTGTAAAAACTTCATCTTTAGCGGATATTGTTATTAGAGACTTACTGCATCCCACTGATTCTGCCGCGTCCTTACAACTGTCAAAAGATTCTATGAAGTCTCCGCTTAGGCTGTACTTATGTACTTCTACTTTTTTGTATTTGTGTTGGGACTTGTCTCTGTTGGGATTTCGTTTATACCCAGATATTCCACCATCTTGTACGTTAAATATTTTGTGACCGTCTTTCTTTGCCTTTTTTATTTGCTTTATCTCTTCGGCTAGCATTTCCTCCCTAGAAGTAAGTTGCTTTAACACATAAATAGAAGGCTTTAATCCCTCTTTTAGAAGAGACCTAATCCACCACTCTTTTTTAAAATTCTTGTCCGCTTTGTTTCTTGAATTACACACATGGTTTGATAGTCTTATGTGTAGAGGTTGTGTTGTGAAGCCAACATATCGGATATGGTTTATATCTCTTGGGTCAGCTAATGCGTAAATGTAGTATGCTTTATTCATAATACAAAGATACACAAATAATCGGAACTGGGGTATATAAAATAAAAAAACCGCCCGAAGGCGGTTAATTTTAGATTTAATTTTTACCTAAACGCTTGATTAGGAGCCAACAAAGATCCCAAAGCGGTTGAGAGCGAACGCTTCGAGACCAACTTGGCTTAGCCAGTGTACTTCGAAAGCATCTGTTCCGTTTGACATTGCGCCACCACCGTAACCAGTTACCCACTCACGGATGTATCGGCCACCATCGTCATTCTGAAGGTAGTTAACTCGTAGAGTTGGAACAGTCACGCTAGTTGTAGCGTTCATGCTGTTGTAAGTAACTGTATTACCCATTGGCACTACGATACCTAGTTTGCCGTAAATACCACCTGCGTAACCTAAGAAGTTAGGGTCAGAGAAGGCGTCTACAACTTTAACAGCGAATCGGAACTTACCTCTTGTGAACCAATCGAAGTCAAGGTTCAATCCTTGAGACATTGTGTTCAAGCTGATGAATGGGGTTGCTTGACCACCTGTGGCGGCTGACAATCCGTTCAACATAAAGTCAGAGATGTCTAATGAAAGTGGGTGTCCACAGAACAACCAGTTTTCAGAAGCACCACGATACTTTTGAAGGTTAGTAACCATGTTGTCGATGTCTGACCATCCGAAGGCGCCTGATGTGTAAGCCTCAACGTTGCCGTTTGCAGAAATTTGAGGAATCAAACCTTGAGTGGTTGATACTGAGTCAAAGTCTCCGATAGATGTTGAACCTACGCTTGCCAAAGCTGCTTTGTTGGTGATTTGCTGACCTGCAAGCAAGATAGCCTCACGCTCGTTTAGTGTTCGCAAGTATTCGTCTGCGATACCTTCTACATACCAGAATGGTTTTGATTGACCATCTTTACCCTTGTAGTTAACCCAAGTTTTGATACCCATTTCAGTTCCTGTTACCTTGTGGGTTCTTCGGTGAATCTGAAGGTTGTTAGAGTAGCTTAACTGAGTACTGTTTCTTGATTGCGGGGCTGTTGATGCTTCAGGCATCGCTGTTCCCAAGATGATAATATCATCTGATGTTGAAATAGCGGGGCGAGTGACGGTTGGATCAGCGGCTAGAGCTGAGAATACACCTGCTCCTGTTGCTGTTACTAAATACTGATAGCCGTTAATCTCTATAACGTCATAAGGCTGTACTGCGTAAGAAGTAAAAGAATCTCCTGTTGCGTATGGAGACTGACCTGTGTAGGTGTAGTTGTAAGCGGTAGCTGCTGTAAAACCTTGTACTGCTGAACCTGATGCAGAAGCCGCTGAACCTACGCGAATAACACCGTGAATACGGTCTTGCTCGTAGTGGGTAAAGGTCAGGTTGTTTATTGCGTTGGTGTTGCCCAACATTTCCATGATGCCAGTGATGTCCTGACGACCATAGCGTTGAATGAACAAGTCAGATACTTCTGGCTTGTGGATGCCTTGCGCCAAAGTCAACGAGTTCAAATAGTTGTACTCGGTGGCTACGTTGGTTATTGAAGGCGTATTTGATGTTACTGCCATTTTTTATTTTTGTTTTATCGTTTCCATTTTGCTGCAACTTGATTAAAGATTTGGGTGTTAAAGTCTTCTTCTATCTGTGCTTTCTGTCCTTGAATGTCCACTGAACTATTCTCTAAAACATCTGCCACGGATTCTTTTCCTTTAGATACACCCTGCTCATAAGCAAGTTTAATCTGTCTGTCGTAGTCAACGATTCTTGTTAGGTCGCGCTTCGCTCTTTTGAAATCGACTTTACCACTTTCTTTATCAAAGTAGTTGTCGTAAAAGAATGACGTGTCGTTTAATAGTGATCGTTCCACAAACTTTTTTGCTTCGTCTGATGGTTTGTATTTAATCTCCAATCCTTCATCTAGGCTTAGTGTCTCTTCAGCATAGTTGTTGACTTCAGACTTAACTGTAAGTTTGTAGTTTTCCAACGCTTGTCTTCGAGACTCCTCTTCTTGTTCTTTAGCTTTTAAATCGACTTTAGGTAGCGTAATGGCTTCCTTGTGCTTTTGCAACTTAGTTCTGCTGCTCTTAGCGTCAATTTTCAAATCTAACAATGCCTCTTGGTACTCTTCGTCCTCTTGGATATAGTCTCCTGACATTATGTTTTTGTAGGTTCTGCGAAGGAGTCTTTCAACTTCTTCGTTTGACAACTCTGGTCTGTCTACCTTTAGTTCAAGGCGTTTTAATTGTAGAGCGTCTTCTACTTTGTCGGGAGAGAACTTATCTAAATCAACTGCTTGCCATTTCCAGAAATCTTCTGAGTCAACATTGATTCCTGCTTTGGCTAGTTGATTAAGTTTTTTTATTGTGGGGTTTGCAAATACAGAGTCTTCGTCAGGTATCGAACTTACCTTCTCCTCATACTCTTTTATTTTTAGTTCGTATTCCTTAGCTTTTTGTTCCCATTCGTTTACTATTGGCGGGGTTTCGACTATCGGTTCTGTCTTCTCGATAATCGGCTCTGCCGCTTTTTCTATGGGGGCTTCGGTTGTTACTTCTGTCGTTTCTGTATTAACCTCTGTCAATGAACTTTCTTCTTCGTTGAATAGTCCTTCAACGGCTTCTTTAAACTTACTATCCATTTTTGTTTTAAATTGAGTATATTTGTTGACAAATTTAAAAACAAGTAAACCTGATTTTTTGTAAAATGGATAACGTAGAAAAGTATAGGAAAATAAACTTCAATCACTTAGGTCGTGGTCTTGGTGCTTTGAGAAGAATCAAGGGTCATACGTTAGAAGATTTAGCCTTCTATACGCGTAAGGATTTGGCGTATCTATCCCGCTTAGAGAACGGGAAGTCTAGCCCAAAGATGGAAACCCTTTCTGATATTTTGTCATTCTATGAAATGACATTAAAACAGTTTTACGACAATTTGGACGACTTTATTTAAGCGGGTTTTCGGGTAGGATATTTGGTTCTATCTTCCCCGCTATCTGAGGAACAGAATCTTTGGAAACGTCATAGTTGCCTCCGTTGGTCTGCGCTTTTAATTCTGCCGCCTTCTGTAATCTTTGCATATCGAAGTCTGCTTCGAGTGACATGGTTATCCTCTTGGCTTCCTCTAATTGCATATCGTTTCTTAGCTTTAGATCGTATTCTGCTTGCAGTACTTTGGCCTTTAATTCCGCCTCCATCTGTATGGTTTGTTGTCTAGACTGTTCAGCCGCTTGGTTGGACTGCATTTGAACTTGTGCGTTTTGTTGTTGCAATGCCGCGCTTGCTTGTTGCTGTTCTTTTGCCCTTCTTCTTTCCCTTACTACTAAAAGCTGTTCCGCTTTCTGTATATCTTCCTTCATTACTGTTCTAATAGCGAAGGCGTCTGATAGGTTAATTCGCGGGGGTTGCGCTGTTAGTTGTAGTTCTACCAATTGGTTCAACTGCATTTGCTCCTCTTCGTCAGGAAGCATTTTAACATTGATGGCGAAATCGGCTGCTGATAGTTTGCTCATGTCTAACTGCTTCACGGTTTCTTTGCCCACCATGTTCTCAAACTTATCTATGTTGATTCCTTTTCGGATTAGTTGTTGAGACAGTAGTGCTACTTGTCTTACAACGTCTTCATTGAATTTTAAGTAAGCGTCATAAAGACTTTTATTGGCTTGTTTGTGGGCTGCTGCTGCAAGTTTCTGTACTCCAACCGCTGCTCTCTTGTCTGGTTGCCCCGCGTCAATAGCGCTATTAAGTCCTATAGTTTCCTTCATTCTAGCCAAGCAAGCGTTGTATGCTTCGGTTAGAATAAGTATGGTGTTATCTAGTCCATTAGGAAGTGGGGTTACTGGGGATTGGTGTGCTGTTAGCGGTCTTCCGTTCTCGTCAAACTCCTTAAAGTAAACGTCACCGATTTGGTCTGTGATGGCTCTAGCGTCTAGTGGGGTCATGCCCCCCATTCCCATTCCTTGTAATGCCTCTACCACCGTATCTACGTTTATCATGTAGCCAGATGGTTTCGCTTTGGCTATTACTTGTTGCATCTTTAACTGAATACGGATTAACTCGTCAGCGTAGGAAATCATTTCCTCTACCTTTGATTTGTTTTCCATATCATAAATATCGGGGGCTGAAACCACAAAGCCTAGTGTTGTGTTAGTGGAGTACCTTCCGTTTAGTCTCTCTCTTATGATGTGCTTCTTTAGTCCGAAATCGTATAGGTAATCTGTGTCAACAATGTACTTTCCTACATATACGTTCTTAACTTTTTTTACTGATACTTTTTTGGTGGCCTTTTTGTTCTTTGATTCTTCGTTGATAAGAACTTTCTTTCCTCCGTTTGATGAATCTACCTTTGTTACCACTAGTGGGTCTGTAGAGAAAAACTCGAAGTCAAGAACCCTTACGTTGAACTTATTGTATCTTGTGGGGTTTGTTACGTTTGAGTTGTAGTAAACTTGTTGTTGGTATGGGAATAGACCGTTATCGTACTTACCCGCGCAAGACTTAGCTATAATATATAGGTCTTCTTCCGATAATTCCCCCGCTGCTTGAACCCTTAAATCCTCTATGGTAATATCCTCTAAAACTCCAATATGCCTAGCGTCCTTGAAGTCATCTCTTCTTACAAAGGATGTTACAAGTTTTACGGGGTCGATGTAGTTTACTTGAATGTTCTTATCCTCGTCTAGTGTTATTCTACTAGCGCATATTTTAATGTCGGTTAGGTCTTTAGCTATTTTCTTCTGTGTTCTCTCAAAATCATTATCTTCTAGTATGGCTTGGGTTATACTTTCCATTGCCATCGACTGCGCGAGTTTGAAGTTGGTTGCCATGTAGATTTCCAACTCATCATCATCTTCGGGAATGTTCTTCCCTATGTTGATTATCTTTTTCTCTTCTAACCCAGCTAGAGCTTTTTTCATTTCCATCTTGGCTATCATTACTAGCCTTTCTCTATCGTAATCTGTTTTAGATATTGAGTCTACGGGGGCGAATTGGGGTTTGAATGGCTGATTAATCATTTGGTTTCTGATTACTTCAGCTAGTTTAGGAAGCGGGGTTGATACGTCCCAATCTAAATTAAGGTATGTTGCGTCTCCTGTGGATGAGAACTGTGTTTTGAACTTCTCTATTGATTGAAGTCCCTCTGAATACTTTCTGTTATTTATGTATCTATCAGCCCTTTCGTTGAAGTTGATAGTTGTCTTTTGGTTTATCGCGTCACTCCAAAGTGTCTTGGCGTATTCTAATATGTAGTCTTTTGTTTTCTTTTCCTCTGTGGGTACAAAGGATGATGGGTACATATTCTCTGAGGGTTGCTCCATAGTACAGGATATAATTTGGAGCAAAGATGAGAAACCGTATTACAAAATATTTGTAAAATCAACATTGGCTAAAAATGCATTGAAACGCACTTTAGCCGCGTGTTGGCACACATTAAAAATAAACAAACGAACATCTACTTAACAATAGACTCAAAATAACGAATCATTTGAGTTTCTCTGTCGTTGGATGTAAGTAGCTTTTGATACAACTGTTCAAACTTTAACCAAAACCACCTTGGGTTGACAATTAAATACCCTTCATCCTGATTAAAAATAATTGTGTCCGTTTCTTCGTATGATAAATATACCCCTTTAGAAACAAGATTATGAGATAACTCATTTCTCATGTACCTATAGATTAAATAAGAGTAGTGAGTTATTTTATCAATTTCTTCATTGTTTGACCACCTAGCCGATAAAGACTCTTTGAACTTTTTGGTTAGTTTTCTAGGTAGGACTTGGTGCATTTTACCACAAACTTCCCTAAATGGTTCTGAATGTACATTACTTGGGTAAAAAATAGACCCTAATGACTCTATACCTGTGCAAGTGAGTATCATCAACGCAAATGCGTGTTTAGAATCATTAAGTCTCTTTGATGGGGCTATTAAGATGTTATCTAGTCTATCCTTTAAGATTTCCCTTAACCTAGCTGAATTACCAGACTTTAATAGAGACCTTAAATCAGAAAACCTAATAACTTCATTGTCTATAGTGGTACAGAACCAAGCTTCATCGGGAATAGGCATACTTTCTACTTTTTCCAAAAATGAAGAATTACTTTTGACAATAGAAGGGGAGCTAAAAAAACGTGTGCCAACAACGCCTAAAAACAATTGCTTACATAACGTTAACCAAAAACGGAAACGCCCAAGCAAATTATATTTTCTACCATTTTTATTTCCAACTGAATACTCGCAACTATTTTTAGCCATGCCCGTTGATTTCCTACAAAGATAGTAAAAATATTCTAGTTTGAGTGGCTTTTGTGAGAAAAATCTAAAGTGGCCTCTAGTTCGTCTTCTGTGTGTATTAATAAACGCTCTAAATACTCAATGTATTCAAGGATGTCATCATGGACTTCATACCTTACAAACTTGTCTCCGTATTTATCAAAGTTTATTTCTATCTCTGCCATTAGCTTCCGCAGTAAAGACAATCCTCATCTTCCTCATAATTCTCGAAGAGTTCGCTGAGTTCGCCTTTTTCTGCTGCCATTATTTTCTTTAGTTCCCATATCTCCTGTTGGATGTCAAGGTCTTTTAGAAAATTACCAGTTAGTTTAGATTTTAACTCTGCTATTCTTTCTTCCATGAGTCAAATATAAGTGGTGTTTATGCGGGGTTTTTGCTAATATTTTACAGTGATGTTTAGGTTGTTCAAGTACACGTCTTCGTGCCAAAACAAGTCTCTCCCTAGTGATGCTGAGACTGATATGAATTGGTCAATAGTAACGGGTCGCGTTAGTATTGGATGCTCCCAATAGAAAAGCACACCCTCCCCATCGTGTATCTCAAAATCATCGTCCTTTGTCCAAAGGTACTTTTTGAAGTTCTTCTCGGTTAGTGGTTGTGAGTACACCGAGTATATTGAAACTAGTTTTTCAACCTTCTTTTGCGGGGTTCCGCTTAACTCTTCAATATGCTCTACGAATGGCTTTGCCTTAAACTCTTTCATACCTTGCTTGTTATCATTAATGGTTGGTTCTCGCTTACTTTCCAAAGAAATTCCTCCCCGCTTTCTTTCTTCGCCCAAATCTCGCACCGCCTAATACCAAAGGAATGGAAAGCGTTTTGGTCGTAAACTATTTCGGTTATGGTAATAACTCCATCCTTCACCCTGTGGTTTCTGCCAACAGTAAATCGGAAGTCTTCTTTAGGGTCGTTACCTATCGAAACTTCGTACACATCATTTATAAAATCTTGTGACTCCATACTTAATTTTATACAAATATAAATAAATTCCTACTAAATCTATAGACTTAGTAGAATTTTTTTTATTTTTGTAACATGAAGATACTTGTATTACAAAGTACGGAGTCTGGTTTGTACTACCACAGGCAGCTTGTGCCACATAGAACTTGGATGGATAGTGGTGATGAGTTTGGGGAAGATTTTGTAGCTATTGTTGAAATGAGGCATTATGATAAAATAAGGGAACTTGTTTTTAAATACCATTTTGATTTAGTTCAATATTCCGTTGGGTTGACTATCCCGAATGATTTCCCAAATCTTATAAACCATTTTAAGAAGGTGGGGACTAAGATTGTTTTAGATGTGGATGACCTATACATGAAGCGACCCGATGTGGCTAAGGCTATAAAGGCTTGTGATGCTCTTACAACGACATCCGAGAATCTACAAAGGCATTATGGGAACTACTATAATAAGTGGGGGTATATTATCGAAAATGGAATAGACCCAAAGGAAGACCAATGGAAAATTTATCCTGTGAAAAATGAGGAACCTGTATTTGGTTACTTGGGTTCTACTAGGCATGAGGATGATCTTAGGGTTATGGAATACGACTTTAGTACTCGGCCTTTGTTTGTTGTTTGTGAGGAGTACAGGAACTTATTAAATGTATCCCACCACTCTCTTCTTAAAACTTGGAATGAATATGCTTGGGAGTATAACTGTATTGATGTTGCTTTAGCCCCGCTTGTTCCAAATAAATTTAACCAGTCAAAGTCATTTTTAAAGGTGGTGGAGTCGGGGTTTAAGAAGAAGGCTATAATCGTTTCAGATACAGAGCCTTATAATAGACATCCTGAGTTCTACCCTGTGATAGATAGAATCAAAGTGGGGGAAAGTTGGAAGGAGAGAATAGAATCGTACACAATGGAGGAGGCAACGCAACGCGGGGAGGAGCTTTTTAAATTAGTTCAGCCTTGGGATGTTCGTAACCTTAACAAAAGGAGAAGAGAAATTTACACTGAAATACTAAATAAATGAGAGAAGTAATTATTTTTGCCACTTACTATAAGCAGTTAGAAAAATGTCAAACGCTTATACATTCACTTAAAATGCAGACAAACCCAAATTGGAAACTTATTATTTGCTCCAATGGGGATGCATCTGCTAATGACATTGTTTTGGATGATGAAAGGATTTCAGTTACCATTACCCCCACTAATACCGAATTTTGGGGGGCGTTAAACAGAAAGGATTACATTGAGAATGGTTTGCCTGATGGTGTTATGCTCATCAATACTTCAGTGGAAGACTACTATGCGCCAACCCTTATTCAAGAGGTTATTGAATGCGGGGAGAAAGCTGACTTTGTGCATTGGGATTTTTCACATCATATATTTGGATACCAAACTATGTACGCCATAACCCAACCTAGAATAAGTAAAATGGATTGGGGGAGTTACTCTATAAGAAGTGAAGTGGCTAAGAAGGTTGTTTTAGCTGACGATATGTGGAAACAGTATGTAGCTGATGGTATATTTGTTGAGGAGTTAATTAAGCAAGTTCCTAACTTGAAGTTTATCAGAATACCTAAAATTTTAATGACTAAAAACTAATGTTAAAATCACACAAAAGAGTTTGGATAAGGGTTGACCTTGATGAAAACAGAACCGTTGGGGATTCTGTAAAGTTGTATAATCCAGTAGCGGAGGGTTCGATTTATGAAAGCCTTCCTTATCGCGGGGTTCTTGAAGTGGCTCCTGAAGGTTTTAAAATCCCTATCGGAGAAGTAGTCTATGTGAACTACCAAGCGATTGACGATCATGCTAAAATAGATGGGGTTGATTACTACATTTGCGAACCTGATTTGATAGTTGCGTGGGGTAAGAGGCAAAAGGCGTTCAATTGCCTTATTGTAGAGCCTATAAGCGACAAAATAAAGTCGGAGTGGCTGATTATACCTGACGACCCAAAAAACCCCGTTACAATGGGTAAGGTTCTTTCCTCAGACATTAAGGGGTTCAAGAAGGGGGATATGATTGAGTACGAAAAGAATATCGACTGGGAGTGTTTGATTGGGTTGAAGAAACTTTACTATATTCAGCTTCACGAAAAGATTTACAAGAAGAATGGTAAGTTATGTAACGACTACAATGAAATAACCCCGCGTGAAGAATTTACAATCGTAAACGGAATATACCGAGAAAACCCTGAGAAGTTTTACAGGGTTGTTGATGGTAAGTACAAAGGAAAAGCTATCGTGTTAGATAATGGCAACTTTATAAAGACAAAGAGATATGTAAATTCCCGTCACGTTGCGGGGGTTATTCCAAACCCATCTGCTCTATAGCGGTAAGAAGTTCTAGCTTTTTAAGGTCGTGTGCTACTAAGGCATACGGCCTTTTCCATACCGCGAAGAAACACTCTACTATATCTTTATCAGTTAGTGACGCTATCTTGTCTATGTCGGATACTGTGAAGTATTTATGCGGGGTTTCTAGTGCCTTTTCGTACCTATCCCGCGACATCTCAAATAGTTCAGCTAGGACTGACTTCTTAAATGTCCTATCTTGGTGAAGCCATTTTTCTATAATGGACTTTCTCTTCATTAGGGTGCTGGGTTTCTAGCGCAAATTGAATCACACATTCTGCAACTTCCATCCGTAGTAACGCAAGTAACTATCTCTAGCCTTTCAGCGTTCCAATATTGACAGCAAGTCATTTGCTCAAATAAGTCTCTAAGCGTATCTTTTGGTGTATCGGGTGGTGGAATTGGTGTAGAAAATCTACCCAAGTCCTCAGTTCCACAAGAAACGAATATAAAAAGTGAAATTAATATGCTACCAAATGTATTCATCTCGTAAATGTTTTTTAAAGGTTATTGCTTCTTCTTTTGTTTTTAAAGGTTCTTCCGTTGGAACTTGAAACTCTTTTCCTTGTTTAGTGACGAGTAATACGCCCCAATAATTTGTGAAGTTTATTTCTAAGTTCGCCACTTCTCCCGCTACTACATCAAACTCATCTGTGCAAAGCACATCTCCCTTTCTCTTTATCATTTAACAAAGATAGTAAAAAATCAACATTACTAAAGCACATTAAAACGATGCTTTAGCTGAGTGTTGATTTACCGCAAAAATACTAAAAGTTTCTAATAATCTTACTAATCTTTCCAGAATTATTGAATTTTGGTAGCCAATCATTCTTCCCAAACTTTAGTTCGATAGCTTTTTTAGGCTTCTTAGTGGCGATTAAAGCTAGTCCTGTGGCTACCGCCATGTCATAGGGTGTCCAATTATTAGGCTCAAACTTTTGCCATTGTTCGATGATGTCTTTGAATGGACAGAAACCATAACTGTCGTCTTCCTCGTTGTGACCTATGTAGTCCATGATGTGTGCTTGGGTTATGCTCATTAGGGCTTCTCTTACGTCTTTGTGGGTTGTGGCTAGTCCTCTTTGTCCTTTTAACCAAGCCTTTTGCCATTCGGGGTCTAGTGGGTTGTAAAGGCAGAATCCGTCGTATCCTCTTCTGTGGAAGTGTTCTAGGATGTCGTACTTTATATTTTCCGCTAAGAATGGTGAGGAGTAGTAAACACATTGCATTATCATGTCCTCATAGAAGTCTGTTGGATGTGCGGGGCGGTGTAGATAGGTACATACCCAAGCCATTTTCATTTTGGGGTATTTCCAATGGTTTTCTAAAATAGTAGCCGAAGCTCCCTCAGAACCCTTCTCCACTGTTTGTGCGTGGGAGAACGGGTCACAACCCGTCTTACAGAAATCTCTTGTGGGCCAACGTTGATTACTTTTTAGTTCGTATCTGTTTCTGTCTTCTTGCGGGGGATGCCAAGCAACCAACCACCTTCCATCGGGGTCGGGTTTAAAGATTACTTCGGTGTCTTTAATTCCCCCCTGCCAATAGAATGTTCCTCTTACAATTGGGTCTTCTACCCCCGCTTTACTTTCGTTGTATAGATATTGCTCAAATAATTTTCTTTGGCTATAGGTGTTGCTAGACCTTGGAACGGAAAAGCAGTCGTTTACATTTCTTGGGTATTTTCTTTTCCAGTCTAATAACGCCTCTCCCTCTTGTCCCTCTTCCTCCCTATCTATCCATTCGGCAGCTTTTTTCATATCAGAGTAACCCCACTCATCTATAAATCCATCCCCCTCAAACATTCCATACTCTGCGGGGAAGAATAATCTGTACATTGTACTTGGTGTTCTTCCGTTTTTATTCTTCCTTTTTATGTCAGAATCATTCCATATAATTTTAGCGGATTCCCCGCCCCCTTTAGTTAACTCCTCCACAGTGGTTGCCCAAAAAGCAAATCCAACTACTTTTGAGTTTACAACGCAGCATATTTTTGTAATCCTTTGTGTTTTTGCGGCATCTGAGTCCTCTCTTTTACCAAACTCATCTTGAAATTGCCAAGTAGTTCGTTGTCCGTCCATTGCTGTTTCCTTTGATGAAAACGCAACTATCTTGGAGTTCAAAACCTCCTTATATTCTCTAGCCTTTCCTTTTGAGTCTTTTCGTTGGGGTTCCGCAAATAATAATTCCCTAGAAACTGTTGTGTATCCAGTGTCAACTGGTTTTAAGAACTGTGGCAACTTCTGCCAACTGCTTACGAGTTTTAATAGACATCCCTTTGCGTCTGGGTCTGTTTTAGACTGTATGCCGCAAATGGCGTTATACCTTTCTGTAGTATCCCAATACCCATTGGATAATCCTATTACAGTTTTGCCGCTTCTCCTTGAGCCTAGGTAAGCTAATCCAGTAGTATCTTTATCTTGCTTGCACCACCAAATAGCGAGGTTTAAATCCCTCTGCATATCAACAAATTTTGGATTGGCTGACTCCCCGTCTTGGTCTTCAATTGGAATTAACCAATATTGAAGTGTCATGTAGTAGTGTCCGTTAATCCATTCTAACTTATCCCCATTGTAGAACCAAAATCCGTTTTGCCTTCTATTCCACTCCTCGTCAATAAATGACTTTCTTCTTTGGTCTGACGTAGGGAGGTTGTCTATCTCCTTTATTAAATCTCTGTCGTGATATGGGAATTTCCTCTTCTTTTTGGTCTCTCCCCAATTTGCTATGGATGCAGGGTTTTTTGGTGGGGCGGGGAGTTTAATCTCCATATCCCACACACAATTTGGAATCTCCTTTGAGAAATCCCTTATTCTTTTAAATCCATTGTATGCCTTTAGACACTCTTTTTCCGCGCTTGTCATCTTCCTTTTCTGACATAAGATTCGGGGGTTGTATCCTCAGCGGAAACCCTTTTCTCTTGAGCCTTTATTAAAATATCTTTATCAATCTTAGCTAATATTTTCTCTATATTATCTAAAATCGTCAACGACTCTTTACTCCAAAGAACAAAGTTCTTAAAGGGGGCTGAATCATCTTTAAAGTCTATATCGGCTTCCTCTATTTGCTTAGATAGTTTGTCGGCTTGAGTTTTTACCGAGAAGTAAATATTGACAAAGGGAGAACCGTAAAAGTTCTCCACTATGTCAATTAATTCTTCCTTAGACTTCTTTTGCAAGTCCTCGGTTTTCATTACTCAGCTTTTAGGTAAGTGATGATAAGGTTTCGTAGGTCTTTGTCTGAGTCAATAAGTTTGATAAACTCGTCTTTCCCTTTTGCCTTTGATGCCCCTACTATGAAGTGTGGGGGATGCCATTTTACTATTCCTGCTTCTTTAGCTAGGGAGAATAGTTTTTCTGTGGGGGTGTTTTCAAACTCTTCAGATGCCTTTGGGGGGTTTTCTACAACCGCTTCCGCTGGCTTCTTCTTACCAATATTTTCTAGTTGGCGTGTCAACTCAGACCACATAGCATGATACGCTGTGTCGTAAGAAATCTTAGCCAAATACTCCGCAGAGTTGAAGTTTTGAGGAACGCTTACAATCTGCCTTCCATCTCCCCAAGAGATAGAGTTAGCGTCTAGTTTGATGATCCCAAGGTCAGAAGCCTTTTGGATGGTGTCGAACCTTTCTACTATTGCGCTGTCTAAAAGCTCAATGAACCTATCTGGGTTAGCGTCAGCCCAGTTAAGCATATCGTTCAGAACTAAGGATGAACTTTGTTTAACGTCAAACCCTAGATACCTAGCGATTGGTTTAATTTTAAGTTCGTAGTCGGTTTCAAAGACTGCCCGTAGAACATTGATTTTTTTGTTTGTGGCCTCGTTCTTTTTTCTAGTGACTTCTACGATGTCTCTTTTTCTGAAAGCTGGGCGTGTGCCATCTCGGTGCATATGAGTATTCAACTCATTCAGTGGGTGGTTGTCTAGGTAGTCAATGAGGTTTTTCTGAACCCTATCGTCCACTGCCAAGAATCCGTTGTTGAATTGTGGTTTTGTGAGTTTCACCGCCCTATCGGAACTAACCATTTGTTGTTCCTTTACGATGTTTCTTTGACCTTTTAGGTAACGAATCTCTACAATCTCTCCGTCAATGAGTGCTATTGACTCAGCGGGGATTGCGAATGATGGGGGGAATTTTCGGAATGTTCCGTTTTTGGGGTTTTGAATTGTGTTGACACTGTTGGCCGCAATCAATTCATAAGTAACTATTGCCATTTTAATTTGAATTTAATTTGGCTGTAAAATTACTCGGACTAAATTCGGATTTTTTGTAAAAATCAACAATGCTTAAAGCATATTAAAACGATGATTTAGTTAGGCGTTAGAAAACACAAAATCACTCACCGTTGTAGGTTTCAATTAGTTCTACTTCATATCCCAAGTGTTCTAATACCATTCTAACAATAGTTCCTGCATCTTGGTTTATCAACGGCATTTCTTCACCATTTACTTTTGTTGTTGTTCCGTAGTTTGTACAACACCCATCTGAGCAATTATACATCCACTC